GGAGACGTGAGTTTCTGTTTCCATGTTTAGTTTATATTACACGCGAGGTTTTGTTTTAACTGTGTTTCACATCCTACGCAGTCTCGGCGGCGGGCTTGGCGACCTTGGGGCGCATCTTCTTCTCCTTTGGGGCGTCAGCGGGTGGCGCGACGCTCGGCTCGGCGGCCGCCTTCTTGACCTTAGGAACCTTCTCGACCTTCGGCTTGACCTCCTTGATATAATGCGGGTTGATGTACTTCTGAATGTTCAGGAAGGTAATCTGCGTCCCCTCCGGGGGGTTCAGAAGAGACTTGAGAGAGGCATCGAGGGAAATGTTCTGTCCCGCCTTCAACCCCTTCTCGGTCACATACGCGTTGATACGCGTCGTCACCTGAGACCGGGAGATCTTCTCATCTGCTGCTAGACCCAGAAACGCACGAAGTTCGGGGGTCACGTCCAGCGGCTTATTGAAGCCGTTGTTCTGGGCACGAGCAGCCTGCTTCTCACCCGTTGGATCCTCAATGTGCTGACGAATCTTCCGCACATCCTTACGGAGAGCCTTGATCTCCTTTGCAAGAAACTCGAGCGTGATGGGAGTGTCTGAAGCCATTATGCTATACAAACAGCGGGTCTCTTTAAGTTGTTTCATAGGTAACAACTCGCCAGAATCATAACGAAAAATGGTATCAAGGCTATGAGCAAAATTTTCCACACGGGGAGGGTGGGTTCTGGGGTGGACAAGTCTGAATTCGTAACGGGAAGAAGTGGGGTCAAAGCATAAGGATTTCCAGGCGATGATGTGCCCGTCGTGACAAATGAGGCAGATCCAGGGAAATCGGATGGGTCATCCGATTGCTGAAGCTTATTTCCAAACCCGTGCGGTAAAGTCACTCCGTATGCAGGGCGAACTTCTTGACGTGAAATATTAGGATCTTTATTTTCACACGAAAATTTGCAACATCCAGGATCGCACGGGTATAACAAACCATTTTGTTTGCTTATATAAGCACAAACATTTGAGTAAACATCCATAGGATCTGCGAGGCATTCACAGTTTTTGAGCATGTATTTATTACTGCACGAAGTTGGAAAGGCTGCCATCTAAAGTTAAAGAATATTTTTATATATAATTTACAGACATGGAGTACGGAAAGCCTCAGAAGCTTCCAGACGGTCGTTATTTTCTGAAGATTACAGGAGTCTCCCGCCAAGTGAATGATCTTGTGCTTCAGGATCCTCTTGAAAATAAAACTGTGAATTTTAAAGTTTCAGAGGGAACTGATTTGTTTTCCAAAATTGATCAGGACATTCTATCTCAAGCAAAGGCCTCAAAAGTGGAGTGGTTCGGTAAGGAACTGTCCGATGAGACTATTATGAATGCATTCCAGGAGAGTGTAACTGACGGAATTATCGGTGCAAATTTGGCAAGCACGAAGGGTCAGATTGTCACGACCGTATATGATACATCAAAGAATGTTGTCGAGCGTCAGGACGTGAAGGCCGATACAAAGTGTGATGTGCTTATCGAGCTCTCAGGACTTTGGTTCTTGAAAAAGTCTTTTGGCCCCATCTGGCGCGTCATGCAGATTCGTGTGCGGGGGGGAGCCGCCACGCCAATACCCAAGGAGTACATGTTCACAGACGATCCCGAGGATGATGATCCAGCCGACTATCTCGACTGACCGAAAAAATATCCTGACTTAGTATAAATGAATCGCAAGGGGCTCGCCATAATAGTCCTGGTCGCCATCATTCTTTTTCTTTTATTGTCCCCAAAGTCCAGTGGATACCACACAGGTGCCAATGTCGCGGGTATGAATGTCGGTGACCGGTCCGTGACCAGCGGCGGCGCTGCTCAGACGACCATGATGATGCCCGCCCCCGTGATGAGCATGGGTGACAACATCGGTCAGACCGTGTCGTCCGCCAGCCTGATTCCCCGCGACGTTGTGGCCACCGAGGATTTTGGACAGTTCAGCCCAGACAAGATTCTAGGGAACCAGAACTACCTGGATCCACGCAGCCAGATTGGGTATCCCGAGACGCTGGGTGGCGTTCTGCGCAACGCCAACCGCGACTTCCGCAGTGAGCCTCTGAACCCTCGCAATCCCGTAAGCATCTTTAACCTCAGCACAATTCCTCCAGATGTCATGCGTCCTCGTTTCGAGATTGATTACGAGTATCAGTAAACCCGTCCAGTTGCGCAGCAACTGTTTCGCCCCGCGTCTTCAAATAGTTAAAAAAATAGACCATTCTCTCAGTATTATGGATTTTAAAACAGCTATGACCGAGTGGGTCGCTCTCAAAGCCCAGTTGGCCGCAGCTCGCAAAGATCTTCAGACGCTCAATTCGCGTGAGAAGGATCTTCGCAAGTTTGTGACAACGCATATGCAGCAAAATGAAATTGATACCGTCAAGGTTCAGGACAAGGTGAAAGTGAATCTCAAACAAAAGAAGACTAAGGGGTCTATTACAAAGGAGGTTATTCTCAGGGGGCTTCGTACGTTTTTTGGTGGAAATGAGATTCAGGTGGAAGGCGCATGGAACGCTATTCAGGACTCGGCACCGACCAAGGAGGCTGCGTCCGTCACGGTAACGGGACTTAAGGAACTGGTTCCTTGAATACTCAAGTAAGGAAAAAAAAAATGGGTCAGTGCGATGAATATTCGCATGATGTACACCAGTACGAGCAGGCGTGGAACTCCGATGACGAGTCAGATGAATTTGATTCTCAAATTGACCCCGAGGATTGGCAAGCCATCTATTCCGAAGATCTTTTGAATGCATGGATGATTATATATGAAGAGCTTCAGCGGAATTATCTGACGCACATAGTCAAATACTCTCAGTTTATTGATTTTGTGATGGCGCCTTGGGATTGGTGTGCACATTTGCACCCGAATCCAATGCATAAACGTTTGTGGAACGAAATATCAGCTATAGAAACTATTGATGAGCGTGTTTCCGAATACCAGTTTTACGGGTGGGCTCAGCACCATCTACGGGCGCTTCCAAGTTGAGTCCGACGGACTCAAATTTTGTAAGCTTATATTACAAATGATAGACATTACGGGACCAAAGGTTCTCGTGCCAACTATACTTTTTGCTCTCTTGAGTCCAGGGCTTTTGCTCTCTTTACCACCAGGTTCTGGACTTTTGACTCAGGTTTTGTTTCACGCTTTGGTCTTCGCCATCTTATCGTGGGTCATTATACATTTTGGTTTTAAATTCACACTCACTTTGGCAGACTTGATTGTTCCTGTAATACTCTTCATTCTTCTGACCCCGGGCGTGATTTTGACTTTACCACCAAACGGAGGGTATTTATTCCTTTCAGGTCATACAGGGGTGGTTCCTATCTTGGTTCATACACTCGTCTTTTCGATAGTGTGGGCAAGTACGCGTGGTTTCTTTCCACAGTTTTATTAGAGTATGAAAAACCTCATCATCGGCCCAGGCGCCATGGGATTCTTTATTTACCTTGGTGTGGTTTCGAGACTCAAAAAGGACGGTCATCTCGATGATCTTGAAGCAATATCTGGAGCATCAGCTGGAGCTCTCATCGGGTTTCTCTTTTGCATTGCGAAAGGAGACTCTACGAAAGCCCTCGACTTTTCATTGAATGTACCCATAAACCAGATTATGAAACCAAATATAAAGTCTCTTTTGAAAGATTATGGCCTCATTCCTTACATGAAAATACGAAAAGTATTGGTCGGAGTTTGTCAGACCTTTCTAGGAAAGGACGACGTGTCTTTCCAGGAATTGTATGACATTCACCCTATAAAACTGTATATATCGGCATATTGTGTTGACTTTATGAAGACGGTGTACTTTTCAGCCGAGTCTACTCCGAATATGAGTGTTTTGGACGCTGTATGTGCATCAGTTGCTATACCCTTTCTTTTTTCAAGTGTGAAATTGAATGATGGGTGGAATTATATAGATGGGGGTGCAGCGGAGTTTGTTCCGGGGGGGCCTTTCCTCGGAAAGGAGGCTCTTGCTTTGAAACTCGCATGGAGTCGTTTGGAAAAAGTCAAAGATCTCAAAACGTATGCAATAAGCATACTTTATTCTACTATGAAATTGCGACACATGTATGATTTTCCTTCTATGGATCTTGAACTCCATGGTGAAGATATGTTTGATTTCAACGCGTCAAATGATGACAAGCTCAAGATGTTTCTCAGAGGATACGAACAAACGGCCCGTTAATTTTTTTCGCATGTAAAAATAACACAAAATGCGAACCATCATTCGATCCGGCTACGTTCAGCACCGGAAACGCAAGACCATTACGGTCCGTCGAAAGGACGGCACGACCTACCGGTACACGCGCAAGGCGGGTACGAGTCGCGTGCGTTCCGTCCCCACCAAGGATGTTGGTGCAATCGGCAAAAGTTCCAAGGTCATAGGTCCACTCAAGGCGGGTATGTTGACTCGGTACCATTACCACCCGGTGGAGGCACCAACCAACCGCCACAAGGCGCTTGTCAAGGCGGTGACCAAGGGTCACGAGGATCCACACGCCGTGATCCGCCGTCTGATTGCTATCAGCACGCTGACCAAGCGGACTCTGCCTCGTGCGTCTCGCATCTACAAGCAGGACGCCAAGTGGGTCCACAGCAAGTACTCCAAGATGTTCGGGCGGCGTTAAATTTCTTGGTGAATATAAATGCCAAACGGGAACGGAAACAACAACCGTTCCAACAGGGTGAGCAGAGTCCTGAAAAAAACGAAACTGGTTTATATATCTTTGGGTCTTTCAGCAGCTGCGGCCGCAAATCTCGTCGCACTCACCGTGCAGAAGGTGCAAAGGAACGCAAACGCGAGAACCAAGTACGTTCGGAACCTAGAAAACTACACCAAGTACTGCGGATACACGGGAAAGAGTTGGAGTGCGCCAAAGGAATATGCATGTGCGAAACCCCTTCATCCAGGGGGTGTGCCTAAAGGGTTTTTTGGTAATTTAAACGACGTTCTTTTGGCGTCCAAATACCTTGCTATTACATTACTCATCTGCGCGATGATCACAGCATTGTCTGGAGCCTATCTCAGAATTCAACAGTCTCGTCTTGTTGGCGTCGCTCGGGAACGTGCTAAAAGTGAAGCTTCCTTGGCGAAGCGTTCAGGTGAGACGACTGTTCGCACTGCTGAAAATTTGGAAGAAGTCACACGGGAGTGTATTACAGGTGCGAAAGAGCTTATTAAAGCTATGACCAAGATTAACAGGGAAATAGCGGCGGCGGCACTGAACAACAGTCCCAACAAAGCATCTAAAATTGCAAACCTCAAAGAGTCTAAAAGAATTCTTGAAGAAGAACTCGGTCAGGCCATGGCGCTTGTTTCAGCATCCGGACGTGCTCAGCAGTTTTTTTTGAATACTCTCACGAGCGACGAAAGATCTGTATACAACGAACGAATCGACAAATTTATAATGAGTTCCGGTGTGCTTGCGATACAGACGGCGAATCAGATACAGCAATCGGGTGTGGTCGCAACCACGGGTCGTGCGCTTACAGCGGCAAAAAACATGGGCAAGCAAATCGCCGCGGCCAGTGCCACGGGCGGTCTCTCACTCCTTTTACCATCTCGCCAGCGGCGCGCAAATCAGAGTGTGAGAGCCCCTCTGGCCATCCAGGCACCCCGTCAGTCTAATCAGCGCTCACGCCAAACGTCCCGGCAGACGGCCGTTAAGCGTCGCAACAGTTCGAATAATGTTTTGAACAATTTGTTAAAGCAGTTCAATTAAACCCATTCCACGGGGTCCCATACACCATGAACTGTGGGTCCTCCAAAGGGCCAAAAAGGTTCTATAGACCATTGACCCGTATGAGTCAACACGTCCATGAGGATATGTAAAGCGTATATTTTCCGAGCCTTTGAATTTTGGATCAAAATTAAGAAAAATAGGGAATGAGGAGCCTTGTACAAGACTGAGTAGACCCACCAGTCTTGTATGAGAGACCATGGCGGTGTCCATGGAACCAAAAATATCATGGGTATGTCTGGTGCTAATGACCAGAGGGCATCTGACCATGAGATGGCTCCAAACGCAAGTTGAGTACAAAACATATGCTGAGGCCAAAGCATTCTTCCTCTTCGCTTAAAAGATACGGGTGTTTATCTTTTAATGAATGACGATCTACGTGAAATCGCAGATAATATCTGGTTATCTTTAGGTCCAGGGTACAGTGAGTCTGTATATCACTGTGCGTTTGAGGTGGCGCTTCGAAAGCGTAAAACCCCATACGAGACGGAGCGTATTGTCCCCGTGTTTTACGATGGTCAGAATGTGGGTCACATCCGTGCAGATCTGATTATCGATCGTCGAGTCGTCGTGGAACTCAAGGCGGTGAGTAAACTCAATGAGACGTATCGAATTCAAACCAGGAACTATATGCGCCTCCTCAATCTTGACGAGGGGTACCTAATCAATTTCCCAGATAAATCAGGATCCATTGAGTTCGAGTTGATTGAACTCGAGACTGACCCGGCGCCTGCACAAACCACCGAGACGGGACTTGAAGGAGCACCGCTTACACCGTCTTGATCGCTTGCCATTGAAGCTCTTCGCAAATTTTAAACCAAATTTGGTCTTGGACGTAAAGTTTCTCTTTGGACTTGAGAAGAGGGAAGCACGGAAGATAATCATCCTCTCCTAAAAGTTCACACATTTTGTATAAAACGAAAGAATAAGATAAAAAGTTTTTGCGATTCGCGGGCTTGTGTTTCTCGAAAGGTGCTTGAATAGCATGAAACATGACTCGCAATTTACCTTCAAGCGCTTGAGACATCGTTGGAGGATTGATTCCACTCAATATAGTTGCTATATATGGAACATGCTCATAATACTTGGCATAGTTGAGTTTCTTCAAAAGAGACTTTACCTTTTCATGGGTAATCTCCGAAAGTTCCTTTATTTTTTGTTTTTTGAATTCAGATCTTAGTTTCTCTATGACGATATCTGGAACGGTGGTCGACTCTTTCGCTTGAAACTGACTGATCCATTCATTAAAGTGATTCTCACGTTTGTATGAATAAACTATATTCTTTTCAAGCTCTTGTTCCTCTTTGAACCCCACCTCGTCTCCAAGCACATATTCCGTTGAACCACATTCTTGGCAAATTTCTTCACTCAAGACTTCATCAAATACTCTACAGCACCTTTTTCCGCAGTTTTTACATGGGCTAAATGCCTCCTTAATGACGTCAATTTTTTCATACTCGAATTCATGCTCAACTTCTTGGAGATATTTCTTAAATATATCCTTTCTTTGAACTCCTTTTCGCGCACCTATTTCCATATTAGCAACCTTTTTAGTTGTTGTGGTCACCTCCGCTTCTCTAGTATATTCCTTTATAATGGGAATACACGAAAGAATATACTCTGTAAACTCTTCTTCAGTTTTACACGCCTTTATTTTTTCTTCGTACCTGGCTTCCATAGTTAATAAAGTTAATTATTATTTTTAAGTTTCTATTTTTGGAGCTAAATAGAACTTCAGATCCCCGAGGTTCGCCGTTGTATATCTGAATACAATAGGCCTGTCTTCTTCGGTTGAATCTTGCATAATTTGAACACTTGAACACATGTTTGTAGCTTTTGTAAATAAATTGATGTATTTTAGACTAAAAATATTACCCGTCTTGCTTACAGAATCTGGAAATTCTATTATGGTTTGTTGTTCAGCATAATCACCTTTACAGCTTAGAATCAATTGAGTTCCTTGACGTATTATTTCCATCTCGGTTGCGAGATTACTCATATCCCGAGTGATGCGCTGAAAGTCTATAGCCGGTAAAGTAGTTACGACATTCATGTGAATATCGGGAAGCTCGAGTATATCCTCGTTAATATCAAGTAATTTCAATTTAAAATTGGTGGAAGATTTCTTTTCAGGGTTTTCTATATAAATTTCCATATAGTCTCGCCCTTCAATACTTACAAATAAGGTGTCCTGTGTCGTCACAGATTTAAGAAGTTTATACATGTTCGCCATGTTCAGACCAGCAACAATATCCTTTGGGCAGTGATACTCTTCAAAATTCTCAGAACCAAGAGACATGTGGACGAGTGTTACACGAGCCGTGTCGAGTGTTAAAATGTGAATACCATTTGAATCAAAGTACACGTTCACATCGTTAATAATATCTTTAAGAACCTCAAATACAGACTTGAGGGCTGCAGCTTGTATCGTTCGAAAATGCATCTTGTATTATTAAATTTGTGTTATCTTTATGCTCTGGTATTCTTTTGATAAGCATCATTCACATTCATGCTAATTTTCTCCTCCAGCTCTGGAGTGAGTATAGGCTCTAAAGATTCACCGTATTTATCAAGGTCGAAAAGATTGGAATCTTCAGTCCCATCAAGGTTGGAACAAAACTTGTTCCCTGAATCCCAGCATTCAAAGTCAGTGGGTATCATGGATACCAGCCACGCCTTGACTTCTCCTCCTACACACATCTTCCCATCATTTGTCACCAGGGTCGGCACCCTATCTATCTTTTTAGAAGGGACTCCCCGTACTGTTACGTTATGAAATCTCACAATCTCTATAAGCGGGGGCTGAGTCTTTATGAACTGGATAATTTCTTGTGAAAATTTGCACTTGTCGGAATAAACCAAAAGAGCCATTGCACTACTATGAGTAAGAGTTTTTGGGATGGGGATAGTAACGCGATCCTGAAACTTTTTCGCAACCTATCTTAATGAAGGACCTTATTGTTCTTATACTTATAATTTTTATTCTGTTTTTTGTATGGAACGGCATGCAAACTCCCAGCAGCTATTACTCGCCCGAGGATACTATTCAAGATCAAGCAGTGTCTCCTGAAATTACTCAGGCAATTTTGTCCAAGGCACTGTCTATGAAACCCGACATAGTTCCTATAGATACTGTATTCATAAATTCCGATAAGAATGATATATACAATGCTCGCATCTCATTTTTCAACAAAAAGCACTTTTATGGAGTCCAGTATGACCTGAAAGCGAAAGTAACACCGGACGGCGCCGTCGATATTCTGTCTTTTGGGGATTCTCCAAAAGTAGAGGACAGTATAGGTTACCCTGGTGGTCAGTTTCAGAACTGGCAGGCTGTAACAGATAACCTCAGTGCACAGTTCCAAGGTGCGCTCCAAGGGTACAAAAATCAGCCACCTCAGCCAAATCTATCCAATATCAGTATGTCATACAAGTCGGGTATGATCGAGTCACCAACGAATCTCCAGACGCGATCTTGAGCAAAAAACGAATAAATATAGTCTTTTACAAATCTTAGATGGCTCTCTCCGCCAAGCAAATTGTCGCTTCTGAAAAGAAGAGGGACGACGTGAAAAAAGAATACTACAGAGAACTTCTCAAGCAATTTTGTAGAAAAATCAAAACTGCTTCTGAACTTGGACAACGGGAGACAATATTGACCATTCAACCTTTTCTTATTGGGTTCCCTCGATATGATCTCAACATAACAGTGAAATATATGATTCGGCAACTCATCAGATTGGGGTACATGGTAAATCTTATAGGCCCACTGGATATAAAAGTTCAATGGGCTAAAATTGCTTTGGTTGAGACGGAAGTTGAAAAAGAGGTTATTCAGCCAAATATGTATCTCCCAAGTCTCGTGAATTTGAAAAAGACGGCGAATACTCTAAGGATTACAAAGACTGCGAAATGAGTCTTCAATCATTTTCTATGTGAATTTCACACAAGGATGGATCTTCTGAATGAGTCGGAGCGTCGGTTCACCAAAAAGCTCTGTGACGCTATGATTCCCGTGATGATTGAAGCCTTTTGGGAGATTTGGCTCGAAGCAAAGAAGGAGTCCCAGGGTAAAAACACGACCCGTGTGTTCCAAGAACTCCTTCGGGGTGTCAAAACCTGGAACTCTTCGATTTCACTAAAAAATACAGAGGCCATTATAAAGAATCAGCCTTTGTTCCCGAACCTCCTGGCGGCAGTCTTTGTGATTCATGTAAAGATTCTGAGTTCTATTCGAACTGACAAAAAGTCGAAGAAAATATCTATAAAGTTGCCCGCCAACGACGTCTTTGTTCAAAGGTGTTACGAGGCGTGTGCCAAAGATCTGTACGAGAACCCGAGTATTATAGTCGATAACAAGTCGGAGGATGAGAGAAAAGAGGTATTGTATGCCCGTTTTTGTAAGAGAATTGGGGAAGTTATTGAGGATATGATTCCAACGGCCGAGATTCTCAACACGTATCTCCCCCTTCCAGCCGCAGGTGAAGACTTGGATATGACTCATGATGACGAGGAGGATCCAGAAGGTGAAGAGGATGTTCCAGACTTGGCGGATGATGTTCCCATGGAAGACCCGGCGGAAGGTCTTCCTCAAAATACTGGGAATATGGAGTTTGGTAAGACTCCAGGGGGTGTGGATACGGCCGTGACCGTCAACAACTCCCTGACCCCACCATCCGTTCCAGGGGTGACACCACCATCAGTCGATGACGGGGAGTCCCTATTTCCAGATGCGCCGACAAAAATTCAAAAATTAAACCATACTTAATATTAGAT